GTTCTGGTTTGGTTTGTTGCTGTTACTGTTTTCCCTCTATATCTGCCCGTAATGGAACTTCCTGAAACATTCCAAGTTGGTTGTCCATCAGATAATATTTTAAGTAATTTAGCTGCTAATTCTCTTTCTTTTGGGGATGACATTCTTAATTTCTCCGACCGGGGACAGTCGAGGGCAAAACCCCTCCTAAAGTAATTATAGTGGCATTATTGTCTACTTTTGGATCTTCTCCTTGGTTATTGTCCGAACCTTCGTTAGACGGGACGGTATCTTTTCTTGTCTCAACACGAATAGAGCGACTTTCCCACAATCCCAGTGTCAACTTTGTTCCGTCCGTTTTGCAGATTGGATCTAATCCATAGGCATTTTGGCTTCCGTCATATTCCAGTGTGTAGGAAGCCGATAAGACTCTAAATCTCCCCCGAAATCTATCCCCACTGAAAGTGCAAAAATCTCCCCCTTCAATGTTCGGGAAGTGCCAGCTAACTGTCCGGGTTTCTTGGGTACTTTGAAGGGTGTTAATTGTAAGTTGAGTTTTGGCGGCTTTTTCTGCTTGACTAAGTGTAGAGGCAGCCCCAAAACTTAGACTTTCTCCCCCTTCTGATGCCCACTCAGGGATTGAATCAGAGTAGACAAAGTATCGTTTTGTAACCCTACTTGTTATAACCCTACTTAGTGGCGGTTTTGGTTGTTGTTGCTCCCATGTTGTTTTCCTGTATTGAGCTTCTGGTGGCCTCCCTTGAATCTCTCGATATCGAATATTCTCAACCCCATCCACAAACCCGGCTCCCGATGCGGTTAATTCCACTATCTTCTCGGTTGAATATTCGTCGTTCTTTTTAGTCCAAATTGATTGATAATAGCTTTCTTCTCCCGTTACCAAAGCGGGGAGGGGATCTTCTTCGGTTGAGTCAGGGTGAGCCATTGTTGCAATCGAAGACGCTTGCCTAGATTCTGTCCACACCAGCATTGGCTCTACAAAATCCATGTCGGCAGTAATTAAGCCCACTTTCAACCTTTGATTAGAACCCTCTCTTGGGGGTGTAACTTTTGAGAACATCATTCGCTGCATCTGCTCATCCATTTCATCCCAAAAAACCCACTCAATGCTGTAGGGAACTGCATCCTGTTCATAGTCTGCGCGCATTGATTTTAGATAAAAGTTGGTTACATCTTGCCTGTTTATTTTTTGAAATTTAACTACTTTCCACCAAGGATCAGGGAGTAGCCTTCCTGTCTTGACCAGCCCCCACTGTAGTCTTTCTTGACCTGGTGGGCCAACATAAACCCATCCCGGTTCCATTTCTTCTATCATTCCCTCCCCACCAACAAAAATCATCTCACGGGTATCGGTGTCTCCTCCTATTTCTTCTTGTTGAAATCGGCTTAATTTCCATCCAGACGTGACAATACTTGTTAAATACTTAGCCTTTGAAGCCTTAAACTTAATCCCATCAAACCCCACACTTTCTACATAATCTTCATAATCTGGATGCACAACTAATTCATACTTTATTTCTTGTGTGTTTTGAGGTTTAGCAAGTGTGTAAATCGGTGAAACCACCTCCTGGTAATAATAACGAGTTTCCTGATATTCGATTAGCTTCCAGAAGTTTGCCGGATTATAAATTATCAATCCATCGGGCGTTTCCACAAAATCTTTTAAGTAATAAGCAAACCCCCATGTTTCAATAACCTCTCTGTCTGTTTGTCCGTCAATTGAGTAGGTTGTCCTCCTAACTTTCTTGGGGCCAGATTGGTCTAAGTTGCTATCTAAACTCCTTAGAATGGATGTTCCTCTTGGTGGGTTTGTTACGTCTTGGTCATATTCGTATTCAGTTTTAAGTTCGGGTTCTTTTTCCTTGAATTCGGGGGGTGCATTCGGGTCAACTTGCTCTTTGTTGCTTTCCCTTGGAGTCCAGGTTAACGCGGCTCCATTGTAATAGGGTGCAACTCCTAGCTGGTTAGAACCGTCCGATAGTTGTTCTTCCCAACTAAAACTATAAGAAGATCCGGAATTGATGTCTTTTAACGCAACAATCTGCCCATAATGGACGTAACAGCCCTTTACTAAGGCATATTCCTCCAATACATCATCCAGAGACATCACGGAGTCTTCACCAACTTCATCGAGGAAGATGTCAAACCCGCCAGACAGATTGACACCTACTTTGGATGCCAACCGACTTGCTGATAATGTCCCTGTAGCCCTATTAACCAAAGGCTTAATTTTCACCGACCGTGAACAATAAACCTTCCACCAGCCTTCTAGGTTAATTGAGACAGTATAAACATTTATTTTTTTGGTTCCTTTATATAAATATCCAGTTCTTTCATAGCTATAGCCTCCATCGGGAGCGACCCTAAATGGAATCCCGTCTATACTGATTCTTGTACTCCTAGAAGGTTTATAAACCTGTTCGTAACTGCTAATATCCTCTTCTAAAATCCCTTCATAGGTAATTGAGGCACTGGGATGATCTTGGAAGCTCTTTGTAACAGTTAATGATCCCAGTTTTATCGGAACTGGAAGGCTAGGAGGGTTTTTGACAATGTTATTTTTAAACAATCGACGGGAAACAATAGGCATAATATTAAGTGATTAATTTCAAAGATTGAATGGCCTCATCCCAGAAAAACTGACCAGGAGCAAATTCCCCCTGCGGTTCAACAAACCGTCTACCTCTCCATTCTACATAGTCGATAAACCCTAAGTCCTCCCCAATATCAAAGACGTTGAGTTGACCAATTAACTTCTGGGGTGCGGTATATTGCCCTGTCATCTCTAAAGTTTCCCCTCCTCTAATCCGGCAGCAGGAATCAGAGCAATCGATCACAATTCGCTCTCCTACTTGTCCAAAACTAAGAGGGACACCTCTATTTAAAACTTTAGATACAATCATTCCCAAGGGAACAGATACTATCAACTCACATATTACCCTGGGGATAGGCGCGTTAAATTGTACGGTTAAATTAATACTATCGGGGACGGTATTGGTCGCAAAATAGACGGTGGTATTCTCTAAATAGAATCTTTGCCCAGTCAATCTATCTGGGTTAGTAGTTTGAATGAAATTGTTTATCCCGACTCGCAAGACGGCTAAAAAAGGCAGGTCTATTTTATAGAGGGTAAAGATGGCATCAGGGGTTGTTAGCTCTATTGGGGAAGGGTTAACGCCAGGATATTTATGAAATGTTTTAGTTTGAAACAAAGGAGCTAATACCTGACTTCCTTGTGCAGACAAAATAGGAGCCGATAGATTGAATGGACTCAGGATTGTTTCAGGTAGGTTAGAATTAGAGAGGGTGAACATAAAATTAAAGACTAATAACAATATTATTGCATGAATTATCGCCAAGAATTAAAACAGACCATAGAATTGTTTGTCCCTCAAGTTGAGCAAGCATTTCTTAAAGCATTCTATTTAAAAGACCTCGACTTTGGGCGGGACTTAATGGTAGGGGAACGGACGGGTGCGATAGATTGGTACACATCCGATCTAGGATCTCTCACGGGGAACGTGATGATTTCGATGGGTTGTAGCTCCCGTTTAAATGCGGAGATCGAAAAGGCAACCGAGGCTATCTATGCCAGACACGGGATATTCTCCATTAACGAGGAGGTTGTTAGAGCGCTAGAGCTTTCAACTGCAAAGGTACAGCTAAAAGGGGAAGTTAACGCTACAACGGTGCAACAGACTTCTTCTCGGCTTTGGGTAGCAATCTCCACGTTTCAAATTGACTGTTTTATTGGGTTATGAACCTATTTTTTCATCCAATCGGCTAATCCTTCTCGGTAAGTTTTGGCGAACGCATAGCATACCGCATCGGCTAGGTTAGGCGATCGCCCGATAATGCTTTTAATATCATCTTTTTTGGTAATCATGATTGTTTTCCCGCTTTCCCACCACCGGAAGGCACAGAGTTCTTCTTTTAATTGATCGTCGGGAGGTAAGGAGATCGGGATTTGATTCTTGGGATCTAATAAGTCTCGCAGATTCCAATACCAATAAGTCCGCATATTGGCAAAGGTTAAGAGCCCACTTTTGTCCTTTAAATACTCGCCGTTTCCATCCTTCGCGGCTTCACTTCCTTTCAAGGGAATAACGTGCATTTTCATCCCCCGACAGGTATCGTGAACCGCAGCACCCACACCAATTACGTCAATTTGTACCTTTACTCCAGTGTTTGCTATGCAGGAGGCAATTTGCTGTGCGACAATATTGCTGTCTGGGGTCTGGCTTCCATCAAATTCCCTGAGTTTATCTAGCCAGTTATCCCATCGTAAGGCCAATACTGTCTTATCTATCCCACCCCGTGCCACATCCACGCCAATATGGGACATTTTTAAGACTTGAGGATAGTCAACCCATCGCTGCATTGCCAAAGTGACCCAATCCCCAGGAATAACTTGATAGGGGTCTGACTCTGGCTCGATAGCCATATCACCATAGAGAAGTTGCGATCGCAAAGGTTCAGGGAGAGATTGTAGTACCCCTCTATACCCTGAATCTCTCAGGAAGGGATTATCGTCTAGTGTCGCGCGAATAAATGTGCGGGAACGAGGTTCTAAGTCTTCATCTCCGATTCTGATCTTCTTGGGTTTGGGATAATAGAGTTTTCCTTCAACCTTTACAGGATCAAGAGAAGAAACCTCGTGGATTTCCTTGCCAATCGTGAGATAAAAGCTATCAACATCTACTTCTTGGTCTTTCCCATTCACCCCCACGAACCAACGTAACTCACCTGGTTCGGCAAGGTGTCTCCCTGTTTGAGATTCGTATTTTGGATCAAGCCAGGGAGCAAGATACCCGATAATCCATCGCCCACTTACCTGGCTAGGTGGGTTAAAAGTAAAAATTACCCTACATTTCTGATGGGGATCTGGACTTCTGCACCAACCCGTTAAAAAGAGGAATTGCTCAAGGGAGAACTCTGTCACCTCGTCTATTGCCTTGAGATCATGCTCAATCCCTCGCCAATTTTCAATATCACTTTCATGCTGTGCCGCGCCAAACTTTAGAGTTCTCCCTCCTGGTATCTTCCTCCATAGCTTTTCGTTGCTGTTGTAAGTAGCGCCACTACCCCGCAACAGTAGTCGTGATTTTTCGATAATATCCAGCAATCGAGGATACTCTCGTCGGAAAACAATTGATTTCCGGTGTTGTGTCACCGCCATAATCTGAATAATTGCGGTTTTCCCCCCACCTGCACTCCCTCCAAACCCGATAATGTCAGCAGGAGAAGACAGAGCCATTTTTTGCGGTTCACTCTTGGGTTCCCAGGGGTTCCAGTTTGCAATACTTTGCCCCACAAATCCTAACTTATCCAAGATCGAAGGATAGCCACTATGTTGTCTTTGTTTTGTCACCCATCCTCCCTGTGTAACCAATTGTGATTTTAATTTTTATACGTCCCTTTGGAGATGGTCTGGTTTCACGATATATAACAATTCTTTCCATTTTAAAACTCCGTACCTAAAACTCCATAGGAACAGTTACCCCTAAATTAATTAACCAGTTATACAACCTAGACCTATCCTTAACAAAATCATCCTCCAGTGGTTCGTTTTCCAAGTTTTCATCCCCACCCGTTGTTTCCCCTTTTGCTAACTCCTCCGCCTGTTTTAGTCTATCATTTGCTTGTTTACACAGCTTTGCCAGATCGTCTAAAGAGTAATGATTCTCAAGTCCTCCCACTTTAAATATTAAGATAGCATCCGCGATAATATCAAGTGCTAAATCTCCCGTTGTAATGGGTTCCTGGGGAAGTACCTTGGGGTCTGTTCCCTCTTCGGGATATTTATAACCTAATAATTGTTCTAGTAAACTTAAACCTGGGATTAGCTGCCCACGATAGGTGATTGGCTCCGTTGCTATAAAAAAATGATGGCGTGATTCTTGAGTTAATTGGTCAGGATCAAATTCAAAAAAATGGGCTATTTTTAAATAATGATAACGAAACCGAGGGAAAAGGTAATCATCCATTTCCTCTGGGTAAATGTGAAGCCCTGCAATGGACTTTCGTAAGTCTAAAAGATATGCAGATAGTTTCCTAGACTCTCTAATAGGCACAGGGAAAACCAAGACGAAATCCCCAGTCTGATAATTTAATCGGAAGTGTAACATTAAAGCCACTCCTCCCGACTACCTTGCCAATTAACTAACTTGATTCTATTGCCAAACAATGGCTCGAATTCACATTGTTTTAACTCCAAATATCGCCATCTTCGATCTAAGGATTCCCCTTCTTTGAAGACAAGATGAGCATCTAACTTTTCTATGGGTTCCTGTAGCTCTTGTGTCGCTTCATGGTAAATCACCTGCGTTCTAATTTTTACAGTTTGCCCAGAAAGATTAGGAGAAGCATAGATTTTCCCACCTTCTTCAACCACGATTTGAGATTGACCCGTAATCCTGTCCACTAATTCTACTGTTAGAGGCGATTTATTATCGGCGTTTGGGAAGTAATAAGCGATCGCCTCGCTATCTGGCTTAGGGATTTTAATATCGTATTTTGAAGCATTACCAGAGAGGGATAATTGCCCACTATTCCCCGATAGCCTCGCCTCTAAGAGCGTAAAGTCTGGAAATTCGGGAGTAATTGCCCATCGTTTTTTTCTGCACAATGCCGCAACTAATGGATGACCAGCTAATTTTAATTCGATTTTTTCTTCGTCAACCTTGATGGAAGAAGGTAGCACCAAATCAGGAGGGGTGTACAACTCGCCTCCCGATTCTTTTACCCAAGCTCGGCAAACTTTACCCATTAACAGAAGCGGAGATCGCCTCCATGCTTGTGGGGTGATTTGCGCTAGCTTCGGCGCCTGTTCGTACAATAACAGGAGGATTCGCACCATCATAAAAAACGACTTGTGAAACCACGGCAATATTCCGCCCACCAACAGGGAGAATGAAGTACGTTTTTATCTCTCCTATTTTTCGCATTTTTGCGGTTCCCGAAGCTGCTGTAGTTTGAGCCACAACAATATTTCCGGGTGTGGTAGACCCACTTACATCGTAAGTAATTGTTACCCCAGGTAAGTCAGAGGTAAGGGTTAAAACGTTGGCCGATGCCGTTCCCGAAACCAAAGCAGATGCGGAAGGAACCCCATTAATCTCCTCTAAAAGTCTTGCTGCAATTACGGTGGCAGTATCTCCCGATTGTTGAACATAGGAGACAATAGCGTCGTTTGTCCCATCACTGATGCCTATCAAGTAGTCATTTCCCGTACTCCCTGCTGTGATGGTGATGGTATTTACTTGAGATACCGCACCACCAAAATCTGCCCAGGCTTCTAACACATCTTTTACTACTCCCCCTTCGGTAATTTGTTTCCGCACCTTTTTGAAGGGGATTGTCACTGTCAGGTCGGGTTGGGAAGCGGGATAGCTGATTGAGCCAATTGAAGAAGTCATGTTTTGAGATTAGATATAAATTAACAATATTATAATTATGCCTTAAAATTGAAGATAATTCTGCAAGAAAAAATACCAATAACTTTAATATAAAATGACCGCCCAATCATCCGAGACAACAAAAAAAGAAACCACCACAGAGATTGCGAACCGTTATCGGGAAGACTCTCGCGTCATGATGCAAGCGTTGGCGGAGAGTGCCGACGCAAATTCGATGCGAAATCCTCTCCCTGTAACGGGAAGAATCCAACCTTTCTCCCAACAACAGGTCGAGAATTGCTTGGCGGACGCGATCTTAAAGCGGATAGCGTGGAGCCTTCCATCTTCGTCAACCCAAAAGATGTGGCAGTTATCCTTGGGGGATGATTTCTCTAGTAAGGTGGGTTCTAAATTAGTCCGCGATTACTATGCTTATCACGAAAAACTAAAAACTAGATCACAATTTAGAAAAGCCTTACAGTTCTCTCGTTCTCACGGCGGGACAGTTATTATTCTCAAGATTAATGACGGGAGACATTATTCCGAACCTGTTAACGAAGGCAAGATTAAATCAATTTCTGGGTTAATTGTTCGTCACCGATGGCAAGTTGCTCCTTCGGTGAGAACGGCTGCGAGTATATTTGACCTTGATGATATTGAACATTATGAAATCCTAACAATTGACCAACAAATAAAACAAAAATTACTGTTTAACGAAACAAACTCTAAGCAAGATGATCGCCTTATTCATCGGTCTCGAATCCTTCGGTTCAATGGGGCATTAATGCCTGATGATTGGATGATTTCTTACAATAATGGATGGGGGTTGAGTGTCTTTGACGAGGTTTGGAAGTATTACAAAAACTATACAAATGGACTCAATGCAGTAGGCGAATTGATTAAAACCCAATCGGTTTTACAGCATTCTTTTGAAGGGCTACGGGAACTGATGATGGCATCTGATGAAGAAAGTATTGCAGCTATTAAGCAAACCATGAAATCAATTCGATTAATGTTTGATTTATATGGCATGGTTCTCCATGACTCCCGTGAACAATTCAACTGGAACGCCCGTCCCCTCGCCGGGATGGATTCACTTGTGCAAGTACAAAAGGATGGGGTCACGGGGGCCTCTGGAATGCCTCACACGATAGTTTGGGGGGAAAGCCCTGGTGGGTTGGGGCGTGATGGCAAGGAAACCCAAATAAACTACGCTAACTCGGTAGCAGAGTACCAGGGAGAGAATTTAGATCCTAGTGCGGCTATTCTTGATCGCTATATCTTCTTGGCCAAAGACGGCCCCACAAAAGGCAAAATCCCCGACGACTATCAAAGGCAGTATCCCTCTATTTTGAGAATGACCATTGAGGATCTTCGCTCTGGACGCTTATCTGATATTCAAGCCTTAGCTTCAGGGATTCAAGCCGGATTTATTACGCCCAACGAAGCTCGGACAGTACCTTCTAACTCCGATTGGTGGCCAGAATTTAACATTGATCAAAAAGCATGGGAAGAAGCCAGGAAGAAAGCAGAAGAACAAGCAAACTCCCTCGGTGGTTTTGATCTGGGGGCGTTAGGAGGAGAGGAAGCTGCCCCACCCACCGAAGAACCTGCTCCTGTTGAAGAAGAACCTATAACTCAAATGGACAGTGCTGTTTACACCCCAATAAAACGGGTTCTTAATTGGCACGGGCTATCTATTGGGGTCACTCACGACAAAGGGGATCTTCGCTATAACAAAACAATGAAGGCAGGGTATGGGCATATTAGACGCAGCTACGGACACGCGGAGGACGCGAAAGCAATCGACGTTTACATCAAAAACCCGAACTCACCAAGTCTCTGGAAGGTTCGGCAACTTAACACAGCAACAGGGGAGATTGACGAAACAAAGTATTTTTTGGGTTTTGATTCCCCAAAAGAAGTGCGCGATTGCTATTACTACCATGCCGGATTAGATCGTTTTGGGGGAGTAGAGAAGTGCGATCCTACGGAGTTAAACCAATATCGCCAAGATGTAGAAGACTCAGAGGAAGTTGACGAAGTTTATCAAGGAAAGATATTAACAGATATAGCAAATAGAATCAATGTCCAAGCTCAATTAGATTAGTTTAAAATTAATTAGTTTCTGAATACAAATTAGCCAACCTATTTTATTTTACTAGGGTTGACTAAGTTGTCTAAACCGTCACAAGAAATCTTTGTCAGTTCCAGATTTACGGGCTACGTAAATCTATGTATGAGTTAAGGTAACTCGGTAACAATTGGCACTTGGATGACACTACCAAAACTAATCGTTGTCCCGTGTTTTTAGATAGATTTAGCGATCGCCACTTATCAAGATTTGCGACTTAGTAGCTATCTTCTCAACATAGAATCCACTCGGAAGGATAACTCGGCAATTTGATCAATTTGTCGAGGGGTCAATTTTACGGCTTTCTCCGCCTCTAATGCTTCGTTGCATACTTCTATCATCTTCTCTACAAACTCACGCTGCCACGGGCTTAGTTTTGCCCTCTCAATTGATTCTAGTTGGTTGAGTACCTCCTGGGTTTTCTCAACTCCCTGTGGACGAGGTATCCACCGCACAAATTGGTCACAATCCAAGCAGACCAGTTTCTTGTAATAAGGGGGTTTGGTTTTCTGCTCTTCCAGGTTTAGAGATCCACAATGCGGACACGGTGGATTTGATGAGATTAGAGACGGGGGCATGATTTTATTTTTGATTGTGGGACACCCCGGAAAGATTCTTTCTCTCTGGGTTTTCATTATAGCAAAATCCGGCCCCTCCCTCCCTCAAAAAAAAATCCGCCATTATATCTACTGGAGAAGAGTGTTCTTCTTTAAAGGCTACACACTCATTTTAGTGACCCTGTATATTTGTCTTTCCAAAATATAACCTTAACCTGTGATCACACTGAATTTGATCACACTGAATTTTGATCACAGTGTTTTGTATTAATCTTCTATTATGTTTTGGTGTGACAGCCATTATCTCGTTGTTTGTATCATAGCTTGATACCATTTTAAGAATTCCTTTATAATGGCTAGATAAAGCCCCCCATAAAGATTACAGCAATTTTTTGAATGTTTTACTAAATAACCAAGTAGCTATATGGTTATAACGCTATGTAGTTACTGAGTTGTATTGGGGTATGGGTATATAGCAACTGTTGTGTCCGATCACACTGAATTTTTAAGGGCAAAAAAATCTCACATCACCAAACAATTTATTTTGATATGACCTGTCAAACCAAAAAAATTGGAGTCAACCTTGAGGGAGAAGTGAGATCGGGCGAAGGTAGCTCAGGGTAAATTTGGACAGATTTTGAATAAAGATCAGGTAGTCGGGAATGGTAAAACCAGACTATTTGCATCTCCCTTTTTGAGAATCCCTGGAATATTTCTTTAAAACCCCGTCCTTTTATATGGATGACTCAGTATCCAATGTAGAACGATATAATAGCCTCACAATGGCTTGATGTGTAAGGATTTGGCATAAGGATACCCAGGCCCACTGAAACGGTCTGCCTCCCGTCTATTCACTAAGAAATCAATGAAATAAAAAAGGTGTGATTTTCTTGTATAGAAATTATTTTACAAAGTCCCGTTGATCTATAAGAATCCAACCTTAAAATTATAGTGATAACTTCTGATCAGAAGGGTTTTATCATGCCAATTCCTGTTAGTTTTTTCAAGATTACAAGAGCCGGGAAGGATTACGCCTTCAAGCCTGAGGACATCTCGTTCGGGGACGACGAAACTCTTGAGGTTAAATTAAATCAAGGGGGAGATATAGCGGTTATCCCTCTTGTAAAGAAATCCGTGACGCTAACAATTCAGGGTGCTGTTGACGATGATCTTGATACGTTTGAATCCGAAAGAACCCAAAACGTCCAAAAATTAATCGACAATCAGCCAGTCGGTGCGAACATGGCTTTTGCAAACTATATTATTTATAGTGCTTACTTGCGAAAAGTGACACCCACTGCCCCAATTACCGTGTCAGGGAAAACCTTGTTTGACACGATTGAGCTAGAGTTTGCTTC